ACAGTAGCAGCAGATGCTGGTGCGCTTGTTACCGAGTTATATACTCGTGATACATAAGCGTCACGACCACCGTTAGCAAAATAGTGGTATACCGCATAAGACAAATCGTAAGCAGGGTCTAGGTCACCAAACAAGTTCTTATAGGCAGTCCATGAACTTACCTTAGTTGGGACAATTGGACCACGTGATACAAAACCAACAAAGCCAGCAGCCGTTGTGGTTGAGCCAGATTGGGCGTTAGACGAGAAAGCACCCTCTGTTACGTAAACTCCAGGACGTGAATATGGCATTGTTACTCCTTAATGAAAGTATACATCAAAAAAACTACACACTATTATGCCTCAATTTGTAGTTACTCGCTTACAGAAAATGGTTCTGTAGGCTCGTTACTCATAGTATAAACACCGTTATTTTCTGAATAGATTTGACCCACTGAGCCAAGCACTTCAGAAACTGCGTACCTTCCAATGACTTGAGATGAAGGTATCTCTGCTGTCATTTGAACTGTATAAACTTTACGAAAAATACGTTTGCGATAACCTGCTTCAGGGTCAAGTAGGTCAGCCGTTGTCCAGTCCAAAAGGTCAAGACGACGGATACTTCCGTCAGCAGGGACTTCAATAAAACCCCTTCTAAATGGAAGGACTTGAGCAAGGATGGTGCCAGTTAATTGGCGGTCATGAATTGCTGAACGAGTAAAGGTAGAAATCTGATACAAAAGGTCTACTGGAACGTGTTCGTTTGCTTCTAAATAATCATAGTTGTTTTTGTTTGTTATGTGATTAAAAGAAGCAGAAGTGCTAGGCCAATAATCCATACGGTACGAGGATGTACCTGGAATTGCAGGTGCCCCCTGTCTGCCTGTCTGGTATAGAATTTCTGTCTCAGAGTGTTGGCGGTTGCGAGCATGTACAATGTCAATGTGTTCTAAAGTAATAAAAGGGTACGAACGCTCAGTTTCACCTTCTGGATAACGAAAGAATACCTGCACTTCACGTGCGTTGTCTCTGTCATCGGTTACGGTAAGGTTCCTAAAAAGGTTTTTAAGAGCCTCATCTTCGGCAAGAAGGAAACCAGTTCTCATCGGTATTTATTCCTTAATTCCATCTCCACTAATTCTTCAACCCTTTTACCAAAATCGTGTTCACGGGATTTAGCAAAAGAACGAAGCAATGGTCGTGGAGCGTTTTGTTGAGGAACTCCATACTCTAAATCAGTTGCTTTTTGCATCGCTTGTTTACCAGTAGTTACACCATAAACAACATCAGCGGTTTCTGTGTTGTACCTAACTGACATATTGTTGGCTAGTTGGTTCCAATCACCATCATTACTAGCCGCTTCTTGCAAAGCACTTTGTTCTTCTTTGACAGCCTGCTTAATGGCTTTGCGAAGTGCCTTTGGGTACTCTGTTGCAAGGAATTGAGCGTATTTGATAATCTCTAATTCACCGTCAATAAACGAAGGTCTAGAAGTACGTACAGCAGGAGATGAAGGTTGTGCATCCATAGCACTCCAAATACTTCTAGGCGTTGAGCACTTTGACGCTCGTCAAAGTTAAATCAAGTTTATCAGACTTTACCAAATGTTGAAGGCCAAGGTAAGTTAGTAATAGGGGTAAAAACGAGGTCTGGGTCAAATGAGTATTCTTCATCAAAATACACTTCAAGACCTTCTACTACTACCATAATGTCGTCTTTTGCACGACCACGAACCTTATATGAAGTAACGGTAAAATACCTACCGTCATATTGAAACATGTCATTTAAATGTTTTCGGTATTCATAAGGGTCGGATACTCCAGCATCACGAAGGTCTTCTATTGAGCAAACAAAGTTTGCTACTTCAACTGGTTGGCGACCTTCAGGAATGGAGCGCTTTTGGTCTTCGGTTTCTGTAATCATAAGCGTAGGAATAACTACACCGTTTTTGTACCTACGCCCACCAGTACCAGAAATGCTTTCATCGTATACGTCATCAAAAAACGACCCAGCACTTGCGGATTGCCCAAAAGGAACAAACTCATAATAAATTACGTTTTCGCCTACATCCCTGTGGTAAGCACGGTACCTTTTTCTAATTAGGGATAACTCTCGTCTAACATCCATTAGTAGAAGGCGTTGCTAGTGATACCAGTTTGAGGAGCAGTATCTACGAATACGTCAGTACGCAAGTCCTCACCCACGTCTTTAAGAATGATTGTTCCGTGGTCTTGCTCTGGGAATATACGTTCAAGTGGTCCATAATCGCCAAGTTCTTTTGGTACGTAAATAGGTATGTAGCGATTAGTGGTACGAGAAACACGTCGTAAGTTCATTACTTCAATACGCTCTGGACCAATGTTGAGTGCCTTAGCCAGTTTGCGATATTCTTGTTCCCAACCTTCAATAAGGTTTCTCAACATGTTAAATCGTTGACTTCCAGGAATATGCACAGACTCTGAAGTCATAACGTCAATGTCACGACTGTACTCTGTCATAAGCGCCCACAGAACCTCTATGAGGGCTGCTATACCAACTACATCAATAACTGCTGGAGCAGCAAGTTCTAATGGGATATCAAGGTTGTGGCTATGCGCTTGTATAGCGTGTTTAGCATAAAACTCAAGGTCCTTTGGAAGAACCCATTCGTAGTAATAACCTTCAACCATGACTCTGCTATTTGATTCAGGTGTTTGGTTAAATCGTAAAATACCATTCCTACTGTCTAGAGCAAACGCAGAAGCAGCAAGTTCTGTTGGACTACCCGAAGTGTAAACAGCAACCCATAACGTATCTGGGTCTACGTTAGGACTCCCTAATTCGTATGTACGGCTTCCACCATCAAAAGCAACTTGAAAGAATTTAGGAAAATCTCGTAAGTAATTTCGTGCAATTTCCGTAACTTCATCAATGACAGCAGTAGTAGAGTGCATAACTCTATTGTACTAGCCTTTAGAATCTTTGCCTGGAAGGGTATCTTTTTCTGGATAGTTTACGTCTGGTTGTTGTTCTCTGTGCCGTTTTGAAGTAATGCTACGAATACGTGTTATTTCCGTGACTGTGCCAGTTGGCTTAGGAATTGGGCGTTCGTCCATTTAATCAATTCTACTAGGTTTACCACTTACCCAATGGGCAAGTAGAAGCAAGCAGTTTTACTTTTGCTGGCATGATGCAGCCACATTGTTTACATTGTTTTGTAAGTTTAATAAAATCAGGACATTCCTCACAAATGCTTAAACGTGCATCTGCATCTGTTTCGGTTGCTCGTGGGATATTGGGGTCAAGTAAATCCCAAGGACGGGTTTCGCCTAATTTCTTTTTGTATTCAGACCATGCGCTCATACTGGTGGAGTATACACACCATCAGCGTATGTCCAACCAATATAGTTAGGAATACCGTTGGGAATCATTTGATTAACAATTTCTTGTGGACATTCAACAACTACTGGGTTTGACTGCATGGCAGCAATTGCTTGTTCGGCACGGTAATCAAAACCATGCAACCATGCAACTTCTCCGTCTACAACAAATGCAAATACGTATTGTTTATTAACTTCTTCAGACATTTTATATTCCTTAAAGAACTGGACAACATGTTGCGCTTACTGTAGAGTCTACACAGAAACCGTTAGGTATATTGCCAGAGCAAGTTCTGGAATAGGTAATACCACAGTTATCTGTGCAAGTTTGTTCACTGTATGTATAACAATCTAAAGCCCAACGTCTCTGACCATTCCAACAGCCTGGGCAACCAGACTCACAACCAGAAACAATACTTCCACCACAGGCATTTCCACCACTAAAGGTGGCGGTACCACAAGCAGGAGTACACCCAGCAGGAACGCATGGTGGAGGAGCAGGAGGAGCAGCATTAGAAGTTCCGCTTCTTGTTGCTGACTTGTTAATCCAACCAGGTTTAGACGCTGTTACAGTCACCGTTGCTGAAGTGCTGTAACTCACACCGCCTTGCGTTACAAGGGCACCATCTCTAACCACAGTTCCAGTAGTCGTACTTACAGCATAACTAAAGTTTGAATTATAGTTACTAATGGTGAAATAGAAGCCAGTATCTGTGGAGGTAACCGCAGAAAACGTAGGGGTTGGTGCTGTTAGACCACCTGCTGAACTAACTACTCCAGGTATCATATTTACACCGTCAGGTCGGTAATGTTTCCGAGAAGCACCCAAGTGTTAGTAGCACGCTTAATTAATGTTGCGGCAGCCCAACGACCATTTAGTTTAGTCTTAGAGTTTTCTGAGTTAATGGTTACACCACCAGACCCAGCAAATGTTACTTGACCAGTATTAGTCTGAAGAACGTCAATACGATCACCAACTGCAAATGCCACAGACGATTCCAAAGGTACTGTGAGCGTAAGACCAGATGTACTGCTCATTTCTACTAACTTACCTAGATCAGATAGAGCCAACGTATAACTTGCAGTTTGAGCATTGATAGTGGAATTAAAACCAGCCCGTGCAGTACCTGATGCTAGTTTTGCAGTAGTAACTGCTTCATCAGCAAGGTCACCAGTAGCAATAGTACCGTTAACAATGTCTGCTGAAGTAATACTACTTGCAAGGTTTAACTTGCTGTAAGCAATTGCGGCTGAAGCATTTACGTCAGCATTAACAATTGACAGTGCTTGAACACTTGGCAAACAAAACGCACGCTTATCAATAATGTCGTTAGTTACAACAGATGAACTAGTACGACGCAATACTGCGGCTAATACAACGTCAGTTGCGGCTAATACAGGAAACAACGGGTTAGTCGTACTTGCTGTACCAGTCACCGTTTGAAGGCTTACAGCCCCCGTTGCAAACCGTGCAACTACAAGGTCAAAGCGTGTTCCAGAAGAAGGAGCACTTGACAACGTATAGGAAGCATTAGCAGAAAGGGCATAATCAGCCCCCTCATATGCAATAGTTGCGGCAGTAACTGCCACTGTTGTTCCAGACACTGAGGTAACCTCACCACCAGTAACAACACCTTTTCGTCTATTCCCTAGAATCTCAAAATCAACACGGTCTGGTTCAGACTGGTCTAGTGTTGATTTATCGGTATCTGGTGCGTTCGGGATTGTAAAACCCGCCATGTTACTCCTTAGAGAGTGTCGTAGATATTGCCGTAATTCTTTAGATGGTCAAACAATTCTTGTGGAATGTTAAACGTTTTTCCATCTACAAAATTATACATGTCACCGCCCCAGTACATGGTCCACGTACCCTTGATGCGGGCTTGCTTAAAACCACTTTCCTTTTCAGGAACTGGGATTGCTACTTCAGTTTCGTCATCCTCAACTGATTCTGCAAATTGATTTGTTTTTCTTGGCATGGTATTTCTCCTTGTGTTAGACAGTTAATGATAAAGGGGCGATGGTAGTTTACACCACCATCGCCCCTTATTTTTGCTAAGTTAAAACTTAGAAGTTAGAGTCAATTGCTCCACCCTTGGTATTCAAAATCACACGGGATTCTGCGGTAATTACTCCGAAGCCCCAGATTGCGTACCAAGCAAGACCATGCTCACGACCGAAGTCAATTACGCCACCGTCACGGAGTTCAACTGGCAAGGCGATTGCCTGACCAAATGCGTTGTCACCGATCATGATTGCACTGTATGAAGTTCCTGTTGGGTCTTGGTAACCAGCGGTTCCTGGAGCCAAGTCAACAATGTTCGTGCCACCCTTAAGAACCTGGGTGGTTTCAATGAACACTACGTCATACAGACGACCAATTTCACCAAGCATGAAGTTGCCAGGTGCAGCGTACTTGGTTACTTCAATAAATTCAGGCCAGTCACGAAGCGCACGGCTCTGTGATGGGTGAACGAAGCAAACGTAGGTATCGCCAAGGCGTGGGATGTTCTGACCTGCGAGAATTTCAACAGCGTCCTTAATGGTTGCTGGTGAGAGGTAGCCAGGAGCCGAAGCCGAACCTGCTGCCGAGTACTCGTAAGGAGCAATAGAACCACGGGTAGAACCGTTTGTCTTGCGACCAAACACTACCGATGGAGCAACCGCTGCACCGCCACCAAATGGAACGCCTGCGGCGTACAAGGTGTTGCGTGCCTGAACGTCCATTGATTGTGCCATGTGACGACCAAGAAGACGACTGGACGATGCCATAACGTCATCAAATGATGCGTTCAAGAGAAGTTCGGTTACTGCAACCGACTTACCTTGTTCCTTCACAGTAATTTGAATCTGTGATGCCGACAGAGCGGAAGGCTCCATACGTACACCTTCAGTCAATACTGCGCCGTTGGTGTCATCAACACCAAGGTTGTTGTAACGCATGAAGTTGACGGTGAGACCTGGCATAACACCAAGTTCAGTCTTCTTTACTGCGAACTGTTCAAATCGCAAAACAGGCATTGCTTGGAACAAGATTTCCTTGGACCAAATAGTCTGAATTGCTGGTGAGAGTGTTGCATCACTTGAGTAACCTGTCGTCGTAATTGCCGAAAGGTCAGCACCTGTGACTGCACCACCTGCTGGGCCTGGATATGCCATGTCTTTTATCCTCCGTAAGGAATGTTAATGGGTTATTTTAAATTCTACCAGAGTTTAAAAACGCCCTCTGGAAGAACGTGCGTTCAAGAGCCTGTCACGCATTTTTTGATACTGGTCCATTGACATATTACGAATATCTTCCGCTGTCAACGTTTGCTGCTCCATCTGAGTTTCCATCGGCCCAACAGGTGGGGCTGTTACACCTGCACCTTTAAAGCGAACCTGCGTTTCCGCAGTTGCTCTTTGGACATTTTCAAATATAGCAGAACTTGCTTCTTTGTATTTAGCAATTGCAGTTTCAATTTCATCTTCAGAATTTCCACTGACCAAACCAAGCAATTCAGGAATAATTGCTTCTTGTTCTTCCTGAAGGCGGCGGTTTAGATAAGTTTGAATTTCCTGGTGGCGACGCTCTTTTTCAAGAAGGGCAGCCTGCGCTTGACGGTCACGATCAATTTCTTCAAGTCGTGCTTTCCACTCATTTTCAACATCATTAATCTTTTTGTTGAATTCAGTCTCCTGTTTAAGAAGCAATTCTTTTGCTGTAAGTTCTTCAAACTCACGCTTCTTAAGGATTTCAGCCTCACGCTTTGCCTGTTCTTCAGCCTTTTTAATGGCTTCTTCACGCTCAGAAGAAATAACTTTAAGTTGTTCTTCCATGCTTTTCACACGTACATCGGCTTCTTCAAGACGCTTGTACATCTTATCTTTTTCCTGCTTGCGAGCACTTTCAACATCGTCAATTGTAAAGTTCTTTACAACTTCCTTTGGTTGCTCTTGCTCTTGCTCTACAACAGGATTCTCTGTACCAATAACTACAGAGTCTTGTTCTGGGGATGGTTGCTTTGCCATAGGTATAACCTCGCTAGTTTTGCTGATATTAACTGTTTTTATTTACTGATTAATCTTCGCCTGGACTACGTTGCTGGGCAAACCTAGCACCGTAAGCCTTACTTACCAATTGATTCATTAAATCTGATTCTATCGGATTTACTGCCGTTCCAGGCATTACTCCTTCAGAACCACCAGCAGATGATACATCAGAACCACCAGCGCTTGCTGGCTGAGGTCCATTTTCACCAGGAATCATTCCTGTTACCATCATTACTGCCATTTGTATTTGCGAACGAAGCATGTCAAGTGCGCCTTGGTCAATAGCGTCATCCATGAGTTCCTCAAAGATTTCTTCCATCTTTTCGTTCGGAAACTCCTCACCAAGAATCTTAAGAGCACCACGCTTGGACTCAAGCCCAAGTGCCATTTTAGATTGTACTTCGTTAAGTTTGATGAGAACATCTGTTGGCAACGGGTCAATCCAATGACACGTTGTTTTGTAGGTAATTGGGTCAGCAGGGTCTAACTGGGTTAAGTTATCCCGTTCTGGTTGAGCAGACTTAAGACCATTATAAATTAACATTTCTGGTCTAAATACAGCAGCAGTACGAATAATGAGTTCGTTAATCTTTTCAAGACCCTTTGTAAAGTGAATCTTTTTCATGGTATAACGATTCATCAAAGGCTGGTATTGGATAGCCAACGCAACACCTGATGTATTAGATACTGGTTGGAATTGTCCAAGTGCAGTTTCTGGAATACCAGTGATTTCGTGCATAGCACGCTTTAAGAAGTTTACGTATTCCAAAGCACCAGCCATTTCACCACGAGATTCAAGGTTAAATACGCTGGCATCTTTAGGAAGACCAGCCCAAACCTTCTTAGGTCCACGCTCTAGTTGTGAAGCCTTAGCACCAGTGATGATGGTTACAGGTGCAGCATGGTAGTTGATAATGTCTGAAACCTCAGCCATTTTTTCGTTCAACTCACGGTTAAGAGGGATAATGTCCCAAATGTCTGACTGACCCCAAGGAGAAGAAGAAATAGTTGTATTAGGAATGTGCACAATTGGCACCATTCCAATAGCATTTGGGTACTGGTCAATAAGTTCATCATTGATGTACTGCTCAACCATTTCATCAGTAAGGATTTCCGTAAAGGTGTAAACCTGACGAGTTCCTTCTGGCGATGTACCCCAGAAACGATACTTTAACTTAAATCGGATAATTCTGTCACGGTCATGCGGATGGTATTCAGGAAAACAGTGAGCAGGGTTTAGAGGGATAATGCGGATTCGTCCCTCGTGTGGAATACCAACAGTGTCTACGTATGGTTCCTCATAAGCAACTTTTACAAAGCAGTCACCAGTAACGGCGGCAAGTTGCCCCATTTCCCACAAGACATAATGCTTATTATTGTGCCCATCCCAAACATCATTTAAAAGGTGAGGAATAATAGCGTTGTTTTGTTCAGGTACTTTAAACTGAACACCTCTACCAAAACAGAAGTTAGTGATGTAGTCTGCCATTGTGCGAACATAGTTTAGATAAAACTGTGATTCGCCCATTTCACGGCGGTATGACCAATGGTGCCCAAGGTACCAGGCCCACGCTGCTGCATAGCGATTCAAGCGTGGACCGTGTACCTCAAATTCTTCGTCTGCAAGTTCAACAAGACCTAACGGAGATATAGATACCGTAAGGTCACTGGAAGCCGCACGATAAGACGGTGACCAAAAATCAATGGGCATTTATTTAGTTTACTTTGCTTTTTTCTTAGGCGCTGTCTTTGCAACTGGCTTTGCTACAGTTTGCTTAACTGCCACTTCAACAACCTTGCTTTGCTTTGCAAAGAAGTTAGCAACCTGTGGGTCACCAACCTTAGTGCTGAGTGCGTTAAGAACGTACATTACTGCTGGAAGAACAACAATGTTCAAAGCAGGGTCTACGTTGTATGTTGAAAACAAATACGAAATAACGCCCAAAACACCGCCCTTCGTAGCCACGTCAGCAAGTTCTGCTGGTTTAATTTGTTTTGCCATATTAGTATGCTCCTTAGTTATGTGTTGTTTTGATTATACCGTTTTACGGCGTTTAGTGCTTACTTCTTGAGTTTGCACAAACGTCTGATACGGAGGACCAGTATAGGGGTCAAACTTAGAAGCAATGGCTAATGCCCGAAGTGCACTACTTTTAGCCTGATGTAGGGTTGTTTTTTTACTGCGTAAAAGTACCTGCATAGCACCTAACGCATAGGAAGACCCAGAGCCAACTGAGTAAATACCATTTGATTCAGAAGCCCACGAGTAGTCACCATCCACTATGTAGATGGTGCCATTAATTGCTACTAAGATGCTTGACCCTTGTTCTGCAATGTGTTCTTTGTTTTCGTTGAGGTCTGGGACTGAGTATCCTTGTGCATCAAAGCATTCACGGAGTGCTGGTACAAACTTCGCCGTAAAGAACTGGTCAAGTTTCTTCCCTCTAAGGTTCGGCGGCGGTGTGGGCGGTTGAAAGACGTGATGGAGAATGTTGATCGCCCGCACATCTCCAGCAGCACCGAGTAAATATTTTCCATTAGTTGATACCTTGCTTGACCCTTCTTTAAGCGTTCCTACTTGGGCAAGACCACCTGCAAACATGGTAGAGATACGTGAATCTACACAGATAACTGCAAATCCATCTCCCTGCACACCAACAATGGTAGTCATGGCTATTCGGCTGAGTATTCAGTGCCCTGATAAATAGCCCATCCATTATAGATGGGGATTACATCATATGAGAAACGATGAGCGCCCTCATCTTCGTAGCGAACAACGCCCAATCCTTGTTGCCAATTTTCATGACGAGTTAAAGGACGACCATCAAGGTCTACACCACCTTTTGTGGATGGTATAGCACCGTCAATGCGAGCAAGACAACCAGGAGAAGCAGCCATGATGGTGCGTGGACCATCAAAGTCTTCACGTGTTTTGAAAGCCGTTTCAATGCGATGGATGTGCCCATAGATGACACTCGTCTTCTCGTTGTTGAGGTAAATGTGTGCAGTTGAGCCTGACGACTTTACACGGTCACCGTGGATAATACGTAGTTTTTCATTAACCCAATAATCTGATGCTGGGTAACCAGGTCGGTATTCAATATCAAACTCATCCATACGGCAAAGGTATGGAACTGAAAGGACAGGCCACGAGTCTGGTGTGTTTCCTTTGCGAAGACCATAAGCAGCACCTGCATTTTGTACAAGGTACTTAGGCATACGTTCTTCGTGGTTTCCTGCAAGCCAAATGATTTTTGCATCTGGAGCAGCGGCACGAAGTTGTGCACAGAACAAAGTCGCACGATCAATTGATGCTTGAGTAGTCTGTGCATACGCAGGGTATGTCACATACTTGCCCATCTCAGGAAGGTCAAGGTTGTCACCAACAAGCGCAATAACTTCAGGTTGTAAATCTTCAATTACCTTGATGCAGATTTCAAGTGCTTTTTCATCATGCGTTGGTTCTAATACACCCTCACGGTTGCGGTAGTATCCAATTTGAATGTCAGGTGGAACTACGCAAGTTTTAAACGTAGTTGCTTTCTTTTTCTTTGCTTTAGGTGTTGGCAATTTAATTGCAGGACCTTGTTGAATAACAGGCCATTCAGGACCAGTTTCCCACTTAGGAGAAAACTGAATTGCAGCAAGGTCATGAACTTGTGCTTCACCGTCTGCGTCCTTTGTAAGTGCTTGATACAACTTGACACGTTTAATGTCACCAATCTCGTTGATATCAATGTTCTTTTTTTCAAGCATTTCAACTAATTTGCCAAGCAATTTAGTTTTGTCCTGAGATGGTGTTGTTAAATCCGATTCTAAACTACTCACAGTAGCACTCCTTATTTACATGTCGTTGTACAGTACTTACACTAACTTGATATCCGTTTTTACGCAACACTTTAGAAAGCCAAACAGAACTATACACCTTGCTCTTACCTTGAGCATCAGATTCACGCACAAGTTCAACTGCTTTTACAAGTGCGTCCTGCTCGTTAGTAGGAAGGTCTTTAACAATCCTACCTATCTTACAAGGTGATGTTTTTGTGGTTTTTAATGGGTTGAGTAAATCGTTTAATAATGAGTCATTAGACAAATTGTGCTCCAGATTGTTAACTTATTATTTTGCTTCTTTCCTTTGCGTGTACTCTACCACGGCTTGAGGTACATTATCACCACATACGTAACGAAGATGCCAAGGTTCTTCAGGAACAACTTCCCATGAGAAACCAAACTTCTTTACGTTGGCAATCAACCAGTTAAGACGCTTTGGTTCTGACGCTGAGTGAACGTCAACGGCAATACCAAGGTTATGCTGAGACTTACCAGGGGTAGCAAGCGTTGCCATGCCCTTCTTCAAGTACCAGGTCTTTCCTTCAAAGGTCTTGGTCTTTCCAGTTCCCGTATCCTCAAGGCTGTAGCGTTGTAGGAAGCCCTTCTTTTGCAATTCGTATTCACGGTATGTGTCACCTGCGGAAGTCGGTTTTAGTTCAATACCTTCAGCCTTAGCAGCAGCAACCATCGCAGCCCATGCCTGTGCTGCAATATGGTGAAGTTTTCCACCGCCTACTGCTGGAACGAGGAGGTTTGCTGGCAACTTTCCAGGAGTTACTCCCTTAAGGTCTTTTGGCAATACTACGGGAACAATGTAGTCCCAAGCAACTTTACTCATACAGTCTCCTCGTTATCAGGTATTCCGTTACCATTTTTATCTTCGGCGTTTCTACCAGTTGAAATCATCAAACCAGCAAGTGTTCCAGTAATAAATGTTGCCACTGAAGAAAGAACACTAAAGAACATCTTATCATTCTCTGCTTGAGCACCGATAGGCTGTGTAACAAACACAAGCGCCCAAAGGACTCCAACTGTGGTGATGAGTAGGACAAAACCAAGCATACACCCGATTACAAACTTCAAACGGGCATCTAGTTCTGCTGAGGTTAACCGTGGTTTTATGGCTTTCATGGGGCTACTGTCTCCTGTGTTGGGATTAACTCATTTAATTCTGGGTTTACTAAACCTTCTAAGGTTGGGTCAAAACCTAGTAATGTGTCTGGACATGCTCCGTCTACTTGGCATGCAGGACGTTGGCACTCAGTGTTTTCCCAGTTTGCTGGGTCTTGGCACTCATAACGGTACTTACCGTCATAGCCACAACTTGCCAAAAGCAGTACTGAAATAAAGAATAACTTTTTCATTTCTTTCCTTTATCCATATGCCAGTCAATGTGGCTGTTTAAACGACCTGCTACGTTTTCAACACCTTGACGAACCTTACGTAGTTCTGCCATTACGTTTGCGTGATCTTGGCGATTTTCTACCCTGAAGTTTTTGAATTCCCTTATAAGAAAACCGACTCCAGTTCCGACTACGGGTATAGCAGCCGCAACAACAATCGCCCAAGCATCGGTCATTGGTCACTCCCCGAAGTTCTTTCCACGGAGTGCAATCCCACTATTGCCACCACGAAGTTGTTTAATTTCTGAATAGTCCATACGACGCTGAATGTCTAGGTCGTTAAGGTTTTGTGGATTAGCCTTGTTGTATATGTGTTTAGCCCTGCTACGCATGCGAGAGGTGTCCATAAAACGAATACGAGGGGTAACACCAGCACCTTTAAGATGCACAAAAGCCTTATGGGGCTTAAAGTGATCTAATGGTTCTTGGACAACTTTAGAACTACTGGATTCTCTACGGATTGATGTGTAACCACCACCAATAAAACCAGTCCTACGTCCAGTGTCAGTTGGAGTAAATTTGTTTTTAATAGCAAAGTCATAACCCATGTTTTTATGGGAATGTTGCGTATTATAAAACTCTGACCAACGGGCTTGGCGCATTGCGCTAAAGTCATAAAGACCACCACCTTGGCGTGAACCACCAATGGGGATACCCGATAACGAAGTAGTTAGGGGTCTAATAATCCTTCTGGGGTCGCCACTGCGCCCCCGTGGACTAGCGCCTGTACTGGACATGACTATTAGTAATTAGTCGTACTGCGACTAATTAATCAGTCAAATACTACAGTTGGGTTTGGTCGGTTCATGTGTGCGCCGCTGTTGTATTCCATCTCAAATGATGGCATACCGTCGCCAGCAACCGCACCAGTAACGAAGTCAGAGAGAAGCGCAGGGGCTTCAACCCATGATGCAGAACCCACGTGAGCACGTTCACGCATAGTTTCTTCAGCATGTTTAAACACGTTCTCTGGGTTTGGTTGGTTTTGACGCATTGGCGATGGTGCTGTATCAAAATATGCTCCACGACTAAAATCGTTTGGAACATCTGTGTCAGTTGCCACACCTTCTTCAAAACGCAATGGACCTTTGTTGCCAGGGATGCTTGGAGCATAGGACTGCTCAAACATTACTGGGGTCTTCTCTGGAAACATCGGTGATGGTGCTACGTTCATTATTATATTCCTCCAAATGTGAATATTCGGTAGCACAACTTTACCATTTTTTTAGTGCACATATTATCTAAAAAACGGAGAGTACCCTACTTGTATCTCTGGCATGGTCTCAAAAATGCTCATAGAGCATGCTAAGGCGAGGGAATCGGGGTAGTCGTCAAATGCCCCCTTTTCATCAGGTGCGGCTGCCAGAAGGTAGGGACCTTTGTAAACCTTTTCCAAATCGCTCATTTGTTGGTTAAAACGCTTCCATGTGCGTGTGCGACGGGCTTTTGAATGGGCAGGGATTACTAACTGCTCTCGTTGAATAAGTTCAGTTAAGTGCACCCACCGTTCGTGCTGTGCCTTAGAATCAGATGACATTGCTATAACGTCAATATCAGGAAGAAGTAGTTGTAGACGTTCTGCTACAGCACCTCCAACACCCTGTGAGTCTACCCCTACA